GGTGGTGAGGGTGCGCGCGAGGCGCGTCGCGATGTCCGTGTTCGTCGGCCAGGCCATCAGCGCGCGCCTCCGAGCCGCCGGCGCGGCGAAGTCTCGACGATCTCGTTCGGGATGGTGGAGTCCTCGTACGCCCACACCGCACGCAGCTCGGTGTCCGCGGGCTCGAGGTGGCAGTCGACGCGAACGCGCTCGAGCGGCACCATGCGCGCGTCCTCGCCCTCGCGTTCCATGCGGAACGCGGGTGCGGCGCCGACGATCCGTCGGCCGTCGCGGCCGTCGGGGTCGGGCACGTCGACCTGCACGCCAGCGAACAGGGATGGGTTCGGGGGGGTGAGCGTGACGGGTCTCATGCGCTGCTCCCGCGGGCGATGATGATCGCGGTGTGCATCTGCTCGGTCGGGAACGACCACTGATCCGCGCCGCCGTCATCGCTGACGAACCGGAACCGCCAGACGCCGGCCGTGAGGTCGTTTGCGCTCGTCCATGCGAGCGTGGGGCGGGTGTTCGTCGGGTCGTCGGCCCACGCGGCGGTGCGGAGGATCTCAGCGCCGCCGGTGATGTTCTGGAACGCGATCTTGACGGTCTTCCCGGCGCGCGGGACGACCTGACCGTCGGCGTCCTGCAGGGTGCCGGTGAGGGTGGGCTTCATGTCGCCCGCGACCTTCACGAACACGGTGGTGCTGGATTGGGCCATCAGACCTCCGTTTCCATGTCCAAGGGGGCGAACACCGCGGCGATGTCGAGGGGGGCGTAGACAGGGGCTTCGTCGAGTGGTGCGAGGACGTGCGCGACGTCCAGTGGTGCGAGGACGTTCCCGAGGTCGAGCGGCGCGAGGAACGGGCGGGTCGCGCCCTCTACGAGCACCGTGACGTCAAGGTCGTACCAGGCCGCCTCGCCGACACCTTCGGCGTCGCCGTACCCGTCGCTGACGTTGTCGCCGTAGCCCTGGGCGGTCCCGTCGTACAAGGTGACCGGCCACGCCTGAGCGGCGGACCCTTCGCCGTACCCGTCGCTGACGTTGTCGCCGTAGCCGGTGGCGGGCTGCTGCAGGAGCAGCGTGACGGGCCAGGACTGCGCGACGGTGGCGTCGCCATACCCGTCGCTGACGTTGTCGCCGTAGCCGGCCGCTGGCACGTAGGTGAAGAGCGTGACGTCCCATGTCTGCGCCATCAGACCGGCACTCCGATCTCGGCCGTCAGGGTTGTCCCGGGGGCTTCGGGGGTTACGCGCAGATGGATGGTCGTGTCGCCGGCGGGGACGTCGACCGCGCTCGCCCAGGTCGTACCGTCGAGGCTGACCTGGAACAGGTCGGCGTCGGCGCCGCGGAAGCGGACGAGGCCGCCGGCGCTGCCCTCGATGGTCGCTTCGACGGTGCTCGGCCCGTCAGCGGTGACGCGGACGATGATCTGCGTGTCGATCTGTTCCCATGCGGTGGAGGCGGGGTCGATCGTGAGCGTCGCGGGCTGCGCGTACGCCTCGCCGGTCCCGTACCCGCTGCTGACGTTGTCGCCGTACCCGGCGGCTGTCGGCACCCACCCGGCGGGCTTCGTGAAGGTGGTGAGGTAGGCGACGCCCTGCTGGGGCGCACCGCCCTCCTCCTGGTACATGATCCCGATGTTGCCGTCGACACCAGGCGTGTCGTCGAGGACGATGCCCTGGCCGTAAGCGCTGATCCCGAGTGGGACGAGCGGCATGGTGGTGGCAACGTTCCAGGTGATGCCGTCGTCCCAGGACTGCCGCCACTTCGTCGGGCCTGACAGCTCGGCACCGGGCGAGCCGATCACCGACCTGTAGCCGACGAGGATGTCCCCCTCCGGCCCGACGACCTCCATCGGCCGCGATGCCGAGGAGCCGAACGCCTTCTGCGGCGTCCCCCACGTGGCTCCCTCGTCGTCGGAGAAGTTCACCCACATGCCGTAGTCGTCGGGCTCCGCGAGCGGTACTTCCTTGACGCGCGCCATGCAGCACAGGCGGCCGGCCGGGGTCCAGAACAGGGACGCTTCGGCGAACTGCCAGTCGACCTGGACCGGGAACGGGACGCCCCCGTACTCCTTCCACGTCACGCCGCGATCGGTCGTGCGAACCAGGCATTGCCAGGCCGTGCCGCGGACGTTGCCGGTGCCGCCGATCGGGACCGTCGCCTGGCTCGGAACGACGGTGAGCGGCGCGATGATTGACTTGTCGGGGAGCTGGACGAAGCCGCCGGTGAGCTCGAGGTCCTGCTCGCCGTCGCCGTCGCGGCCGAGGATGTTCCAGGGGGAGTCGTCGGCGCGCGTGAAGTGAACGAGGTGCGCCGACGACCAGGTGGTGCCGTTGTCGGTGCTGGTCCCGGTGTAGAGCTGCTGGTACCACTCCGGGTCCGGGCTCTCGAAGCTCGTGAAGCCGACGTTGACGAGCCCCGTCATCAGCATGAAGGTGCCGTCGTCGTCGGTGAATGAGCCGAGCCACTGCTCCTGGAGTCCCGCGCGCAGGCCGGACCTGACTTCGCGGACCCAGTTGCCAGCGACGAGCGGGTTCGCGCCCGCCGGGCACCGGATGAAGTCGTTGGCCGCGTTCGCGGTCACGACGCCCAGCTCGCCGGCGGCCGTGTGGCACGTCATGTAGAGCAGGTCGCCGTTCGGGCACCTTGCGATCCCGGACCAGCAGGTGTATTCGGGGCTGATCCCGCCGAGCTTGCCGGTGGAGAACGCGACGGCGCCGACCGCTGTGCGGGCTCCGCTCATGGGTGGCCTCCCGCTGGGCTAGGTGTTGTAGAGGCGCACGGCGTCCGCGCCGAACCCGGTGCCGGCGCTCGAGTACGTGGTCGCTGTGGGGCACGTGATCTGCAGGCCCAGGCCGCCGCCGGCAGTCACGTCGGAGTCGGTGACGCTGATCCGCTCGACGCCGTTGAGGTACGCCTTGATCGTGGTGCCGATCGCTTCGACGCGCAGCGTGTACGTGTTGCCCGCGGTCGGGGCACCGGCGGCGTACGTCCCGAGCGATGTGTAGGTCCCCGCGACGAGCTTGGAGAGCGTCAGCGTCCCGGCGTCGTTGAACGCGACGCGGTACTGGTTGCGGGCGCCGAAGCTCGCGCCGCTGTTGCGACAGGTGACGACGATGCTCGCGCCGCTGACGACGCTGTAGACGTGCGCGTCGACCTCGGCCGCGCAGTCAGCGTTTGAGCTGCCGGTCAGCCACGACTCCACGGTGCACCCGACCGGGCCGCCCGAGGTAACCGTGGCGAGGACGCGGTTGCTCTTGACGCGCAGGTCGGACGTGCCGGTGGGGTTGTAGCCCGTCGACCAGGCGCCGGCGCCGCCCGTCGGAGAGTGCGCCCCAACGGTCGTCCCGTCGGTGTCGGCGAACGTGTCCTGGCGGTGAATGTTGCTCGTCGTGGTGTCGTCGTCGGTGCCCCAGCCGCTGTCCGAGTAGCGGCCGGACCCTTCGGCCTTGACGCGGTAGTAGTAGTGCGTGCCGGGCGACAGGCCCGTGTCGCTGTGGGTGGTGACGTTCGCGGCCTTCGTCGTCAACGCCGACCAGCTCGACCCGTCGAGGGACCGCTCGATCGTGTAGCCCGGCGAGGCGTCCTCGTTCGCGACGTTCGTCCACGACAGGTCGATCTGCGAGGTGCTGATGACCGTCGCGGTGAGCGTCGGCGTGGAGAGTGCGGCGATCGCGGTGTACGTGCCGTCGGTGACAAACGACCCGCTCGACGAGCTCGCGGCGACGGTCTGCCGGATCTTGATCGGGTAGTTGACCGCGTAGATCTCCGGGGCGGTGATCGGCTCGTCCGCGTTGTCGTACCACGTGCTTCCGCCGTCGAAGCTGACCTCGAGCTCCGCCGGGACGTCGAAGGCCTGGTCGTTGCTCCAGTACCCGTCGTCGCAGCGGATGTGCGCGTTGACGGCCGTGTTGAGCGCGACGATGACGAGCGGGTTCCCCGACGAGACGAGCGTCCCGTCAGCGGCGCCGGTCGTCCCCCCGGTGACGATCTTCAGCGCCATCAGATGGTGAGCTTCTCGCCGATGCCGGCGTCGTTGACGCGGATCTGCTCACCGAGCGCCAGCGTGATCGGAGACGTGAGCGCGACCCATCCGGTCTGCGCGGTGCCGCCCGAGCTCGCGGTCGTGAACCGGAAGTGCGTGATCGTCCCCGCGCTCGACGCCGCGGCCGAAAGGAGCGGCGGAGACGCAACGTCCACACCCTTCCGAGCGTACGTCGTCATGTCGACCGCGGACTCCAGCGTCACCGCTGTCGCCGCGACCTTCGAGGACACCGTCGACCCGTTCTCCGACCACTCCACATGGGTGACTGAGGCGAGCGCTGCGTCGAGCGCCGCGCGGGCGCGGGCCATCGTGAGAGCCATCAGGGAACCTCCCCGCGATCGGGGCCAGAGGGAGCCGCCGGCCAGCGTGTCTCAGCTAGGCCAGCGGCACGAAGAGAGATGTCGCGCTAGGCGACGTGCGCCCAAGTGCGGCCGTGCACAACGTCACGGACCGTCGAGTACCCGACGCCGTACTTCTCGCCGAGCGGGACCAGCTTCATGCCCGCGGCACGGTCCGCGCGGATCGCCCGAACGGTGTCCGCGGTGAGGCGGGCGTTGACGTTCTGCTCGCCGGACTGCTCGATCGTTGCGAGCGGCAGGGTGATCGCTGGATGTCCGCAACGACGTCAGGCCCGCCGTGTGGCGGGCCTGACGGTGAGCTGCTAGGAGCCGAGGCCCCAGGTGAGCTGCGCGACGGCCTCGGGGCGGAGCGCCGCGACGCCGACGAGCAGGTCGACGGAGATGACGTCCGTCTTGCTGTCGATGTCGTAGTCCTTGACGACGCGCAGGCCCAGGCCCTCGAAGTTGTTCACCGAGACCTGGTTCGGCGCGACGCCCTGCGGCGCCTCGAGGGTGCGGGTGACGAACGCGACCGCGTCGCGGTGGAACCCGACGCCGTCCGCCTGGCCCTTGTCGCCCGAGCCGTACCCGAAGGTCTGCGACTCGTAGGTGTCGAACCCGAACTTGCGGCCGAGGCTCGCCTCGCGCAGGCCGTCCGGCGAGCCGGACTTGTCGACCGCGACGAACAGGTCGTCGCCGAGGCACTTGCTCGTCGACTCCGGGGACAGGACGGCGTGCCGGTCGGTGAGCGGCAGCTTGGCCCGCGACAGGATCGACCGGGCGTCGCGGAACGGCAGCGACGCGACCGACGTGCCCGAGCTCGTCGTGCCGCCGCCGCCGGCGCCCTCGGCCGCGTCGACGAGCTTCTCGGCGATCCGGCCGTCGATGTCCTGCGCGAACGCGTTGACGATCGGCGTGAGGACCTGCTCGTCGAAGTCCTCGAGGCTGAGCGTCAGCTGCTTCGCGGTGACCCCGACGGACACGTCGAGGTGCTTGTCGAGCTGCAGCGTGGTGCTGTCCTCGGTGATGTTCTGCACCGAGATGCTCGACGTGAACTCGTTGACGGTGAACGTCGCCGGCTTGCGGATGGTGATCGTGTCACCCTGCTTGCCGCCGAAGTCGGACTCGTAGTCGCGGTGCACGAGGCCCGCGAGGACGATGGTGTTGTAGAGCGTTGCCAGCGCGCGCGCGGACAGGACGCTCGGGGTGATGAGTGTGTTCGCCATGGTGGCGGCTCCTAACTTGTGGTTTCAGGGGTCGCCATGCGGCGGAGGGGTGCGCGGCGGCTACTTCTTCTTGCCGGCGCGGATCTGTTCGTAGTGGTCGGCGGGGCTCATCGCCTCGGCGCCCTTCGAGCCGCGGCCCTTGCCGGCGTCGCTGTCGCCCGGGGGCGGCGTGCCGTCGCCGGCGGCGAGGTGCGGCTTGCGCTCGAGGAGCTCGGTGAGCGCGGTCTTGACGGCGTCGGTCTGCACCTTGCCGTCGTTGTCGAAGATGTCGTCCTGATCGACGTCGCCGGCCTTGATCGCGCGCTCAAGATGGCTGGGCGCGTCCTCGGTGTCGGCGAACGTGCGAGCGGCGAGGCGCGTGACGGCGACCTCGAGGCGATCGTGCCGGCGCTCGGCGTCGAGCTCGGCGCGGACCTCCGCCTTGGCGTCGTCGATCGCCTTCTCCTGGTCGGACTTGTCGGCGTTCTTGATCTTGTCGAGCTCGGCCTGCAGCGCGTCGGCGCGCTTCTTGTCGGCCTTGGCGCGCGCCTCGTGCTTGCGCGACTCGCGCTTCCAGTCGGGTTCCTTGTCCGGGTCCGGGTCCGGGTCGGGCGCGGGGTCCGGATCGGGCGCCGGGTCGGGGTCCGGGTCGGGATCGGGCGCCGGGTCGGGGTCCGGGTCGGGCGCTCCGCCGGCGAGCGGGGGGAGCGGGTAGCCGAACCGTGCGGCGTGGCGCGGGTACGGCGGGGCGGCCGGGATCATGCGATAGCGGCAGGCAAGCGCGGCGGTGAGCCAGCGCAGGCGGCGAACCATGCGGTTCCTCCTGGGGGTTGGGGCGCCATGCGGCGCCGTGGTCCCGCCCTTAGAGGCGGGTGAAGTCGTGGCCGGCGCCGACGAGCACGGGCCCGAGCTCGCCGTGCTGCTCGACGCGAACGTCGCTGGGGTCGAGGTCGAGATCGTTCGCCTGGTCGCCGGTGAAGAGGTCGCGGTCCTCGCTGGTGATGACGTCGACGCCGCAGCCGCAGCGGTTGTGGATCGGCATGAGGTCGTCCTTGAGGTAGCGCTGCCCGCTGACGAGCCTGCAGAAGTCGCAGGCGCCGGCGTCCGGGACGCGCTGGAACCCGACGATGCGCGTGTCCTGCGCGGCGACGACGGTGAGCGTCTGGCGCATCGCGAGTTGCACGTCCATCGCGGCGGCGCTCGTCGCGCGCTCGAGGCCCGCGAGGACGGCGTCGTCCCACTGCTGCCCGTCCTTCAGGCTGGTCCAGGTCGTGACGAATGGCCGGCGGTACACCTCGGCGGGTGAGGCGCCAGCGCGCAGTGCGCTGCCGGTGACGAGCGCCGGGTTCAGGGGGAGTGGGCTGCGACCGAGGCGGCGGGCGAGGAACGCGTTGGTCAGCGTCGCGCTGGCGCGCTGCGCGGCGAGCATGAGCGGCACCACGACGGCCAGGAACGCCGGGACGTCCTCCTCGTCGTAGCTGGGGAGGTTGCGCCAGGCCCGCGCGACGGCCTGCTCGGTGCGGGTGCGCAGCCGCTGCTCGGCGGTGATGTGCGCCTGCACCTCGGGGTTCACGGCTGCGCCGGGTCAGTCCGCACGAGCTGGCCGAGGCTGTCAGCATCGACCATCGACTGCCAGCGCGTGATGTCGTCCTGCGTGGCGTCGAACGCGATCTCTGCGACGGCCTGCCACGGCAGCACGTCCTTGAGCTTCGTCGCGGCGTCCGCGCGCTCGGCGAGGGACCGCGACTCGCGGTTGAGCCAGACGAGCGACGCGGCGTCGCCGAGCTCGAGGCGCTCGCGGCGCACGAGGCCGGCGGTGCGCAGCACCTCTTCCCAGCCCTCGCCGAGGAACAGCTTGTGATCCTCCGCCTTGCTCACGCGGGGGAGGTCGGCGGCGCGGATCGCGTCCGCGCTGACGTTCTGGATTGGCACCGACCGCAGGAAGTACGCCGGCGTCGACGTGAGCCCGGACAGCGTCTGGGTGTCGCGGTCGATCGCCTCGCCGAACGACTTGAGGTCCGCCGCGGCGATCTCGGTGATCTTGACGTTGGGGTTCTCGAACTGCGCGACGACGTCGACGGCCAGCTTGAACGGCGCGAGGTCGTTGCCCTCGTCGTCTTTGAGGATCTTGTCGCCGATGACTGCGCGGATCGGGAAGCCGGCGGTGAACGCGATCACCAGGCGCAGGAACTCGAGCACGTTGATCCGGTCCAGGAGGCCGAGCACGTTCTCGAAGTCGCCTTCGGCGTACCCGTACCGGGTGGCCTTCAGCCGGCGGTTCGTCGCGATCTCCACGACCGGCACGACGTTCTCGGCGGGCGCCTTGAGCGGCCAGTCCTCACCCTCGACGGTCCGTGGCTCCCAGCTGGTGCCGCGGCTGCCGCTGGAGTTCTTCGGCCCGGAGAACTTCCAGATGCCGTCCGGGCGGTACAGCGTCGCGTGGGGGCGCTTGTCGTCACCGATCCAGCGGCGCAGGCCGGCGGCGCGCACGTACCTGGACCCCTCGACGTACTCCACGATCGTGGTCGCGGGGTCCTCGATCGTGATCGTCGACTCACCGTCAGCGGTCGGCCATGCGATCGCGAACGCGCGGCCGTGCGTCAGGATCGCGTCGTGCGCGAGCCGCGCCTCCGCGTCCAGCTTGTTCGCCTGCCAGATCCCCCACGCAGCGGTGTCCAGCTCGGCGCTGCCCGTGTTGCGGATACCACCGGGGTGCAGCAGCGACCGGGCGGACCGGACGATCAGCGGCGCGTAGTTCGTCTGCGCGAACGCCATCAGCATCCGGTAGGCCTGCGTGACCTGCGCCTGCGCAATCGCCTGCGGGATCGGGCAGCCCCCCGGGCTCACATACTGCTCGAGCTTCGCGAACAGCACCGCGCGCCGGTCGAGCTCGTCGCACGCGTCGATGACCTGGCCGATGTGCGGCAGCGCTTCGGGCAATGTCGCCTCCTGGTCAGGTCGAAGGGGGAGGGGCGCTACCAGGCGGCGCGCCGGTACTCGGGCTCGTTCATCACGCCGGCGGCGATCGCGTCGCCGCGCGCCTGCCACGACAGGCAAGCGGCCATGGCGAGGTCGATCTTCCGCGGGCTCTTCTGGCCGTCCTTGGCGATCGTCCAGAGGAACCCGCCGGTGTCCTCGTCGCGGATGCGCGTCGCGCGCTTCACGGCGTTGCCGATGTGCTCGATCAACGCCTGGTGCGCGGCGATCGCGCCGGTGCTGTCGTCGAGCGGACCGTGCGACATCACGCCCGGGCGCATGTCGGTCCGCCATGCCTTGAGCGCGTAGGCCATGGGCTTGTTCCGGTTCGTCCACCAGGCGATGACGCGGTGGTCATGGCCGTCGACGTTGTCGTACTTGCCCGCCCAGCGGTTGAGGTCGTCGGTGTAGTGCGGCGGATCGGCGTAGAGCCGCCAGATGTCCCAGAAGTCGAAGGCGAACGCGATCGCGTCGTTGAGCTCGTCGATCGGAACGGTCCACTCGTCCTCGTCACCGAGCTGCGGCGGGCGGGCCCACCAGTCGACGACGACCTGGTGGCCGGTCTCAATGTCGGTCGCGACGAGGCCCGTTGCGTCGAAGCGCAGCGCGCCGTCGAACCCGAGCGTCACCTTCCGGCCGCGCTCGATCCGCGCCGAGAGGTCCGCGAGCGCCTTGTAGGCGTCGAGGTCGAACGCGCTGTCGGACCCGACGACGATGCGGTTGCCGAAGAACCGTTCGGCCTGGCCGGGGTCCTCGAGCATGAGCTCGGCGGCCTCGGCCTCGATCGCGTCGAGGTCAACCCACTTCGACCCGCGATAGACGACGCGGTGGATCTTGCGACGGTCGGCCTTTTTGCGGTAGTCGAGGTGCTCGGGCGCGAGCGGGTGGTAGCGGAAGATGTCCTTGAGGCCCGCCTCGGCGGTGCGCTGCGCGACCGATCCCTCGCTGGGGTCCCAGCCGTTCGTCGTCTCCTCGGCGCGGCCGCCCATGCCGGCCAGGCCGCGGCGCTGGGTCTCGGCGACCTTCACCATGCCGTTCGTCTTGGTCCAGACGCCGGTCTCGTCCTGCGGGACGAACGTGACGCGCTGACCGAGGCGCGATGTGGCGTTCGACGTGACGACGTCGATGCGTCCCTGGTTCGGCAGCCGGATGAATTCCTCGCCGGTCTTCGGGATCAACGCCGACAGCGGCCCGTCGTCGATCATCGGCCGGAGCGCGTCGTAGATGTTGTCGGTCTGGTCCTCGGACGTGGCGGTGACCTGAATGAGCGGTGTCGGCCACGGCCGGCCCATGCCCTCGCCGGGCTGGTACTCGTAGGCCCAGCCACAGTCGCAGCCGAAGTCCCGGCAGTCCCAGAGCTCGCCGCCCTTCGCCCAGCCGTTGAAGAGCGCGGGCCCGACGCCCTCGAGGCAGATGTGCGCCGCGGTGTAGGGCGCTTTCCCGACCTTCTGCGGACCGACGATCTGGGATCGCCTGTACTCGAACGCGGTGGCGAGCTGCCCGACCTTCGCGGCCTTCCTCAGCCGGTAGAAGTTGAGCAGGCACCAGGCCTGCCAGTCGACGAGCTCGAACGGTTCACCCTTCTGCACGCTGTCGGGCACGACGCAGTGCGCCTGCACCCAGTCGTGCGCGATGAAGAGCGCCGGGAAGTCGACGGCGAAGTCAGGAGGAGCTGCGGCCACCGGCCACGACCTTGAAGCGCTCGCGGGCCGACTTGCCGGTCCGGCGGGTCGGTGCTGCAGGTGCCTGGTCGGCGACGATCCGCCAGCGGTTGCGCGCGAGGCCCGGGATGGACAGGCCGAGCGCTTCCTGCTGTTGCTTGACGAGGGTGCGCGCGTTCACCGGCGCGTCGGTCTTCTCGGCCGCCGCGAGCGACCGGACGTAGAGCGCGACCTCGAGCTCCTGCCCGTTGCGCTCCCACATGACCGCCTGTGGCCGGCGCCACTCGCGCGCCCAGAGCGTGGTCTCGCGCTTGGTCGCGCGGGTCAGCGGCCATGAGGGCGGATCGCCCTTGCGACCTTCGGCCGGCAGGTTGGTCCAGCCGGCGGCATCGGTGTCGCGATCACGCCGAAGGGCGGCGGGATCGGGCGGCGGGCCTGAGCGCGCTCGCGCGCCTCCCTTCGCCATGGCGATTCTCCTTCGTCTGAGCCATGCGGCTCGAGGCGAGGGTCAGCCATGCGGCCGCCCTCCCGGAAGTTCTGAACCTGACGGACCCCGCGGTCGCA